AAGCATCCAACAGAACCGTCGCGACTTCCTCTTTCAAACAGTTGCATCACTAGCGCTCGAGGGCAACGCTTACTGGCTAAAGAACTTTGGATCTAACGGTCAGGTAAACAACCTAACTATTCTTCCAGCTTCAGCCGTCCAACCAAGCTGGCCAAGGATGAACAATGGTGCAATTGATTACTCAACCGTTGTCTATGACTACTTGGGCACACGCTACACCGAGCGCGAGATGGAGCACCTAAGAATCTTCAGCCAGGCTGGTCAGCTTCTAGGTGTAAGCCCAATTGCATCCTGCCACAAAGACATAAGCGCAGCTATTGATCTAAGAGATTACGCTGGCAACTGGTTCACCGCAGCCGGAGTTCCAACGGGAATCCTCAAAACCAACGCCATGCTAAACAAGGACGATGCAGAAACAGTAACTGCAAACTGGCACAACAAGCAACAGAACCGTCAGGTTGCAGTTCTAGGAAACGGTTTCGAATACCAGCAGATCGCGCTCTCCCCGAAGGACGCCCTCTTTACCGAAGTTCAGGATCAGCAGGTTCAGGCCGTTGCTCGCCTATTCGGTGTCCCAGCGCGACTGCTCCTGACTTCCGTGCCAGGTGCTTCAGACACCTACACAAACCTCCAAGATGAGAACCAGGTGTTCTACCGTCACACATTGATGGCTTACACCGATGCAATTACCGACGCTCTAAGCAACTGCCTTCCACGTGGCAACCGGGTCGAGTTTGACTTCGAGCACCTATTCAAGGCAGATGTCGCAGCTAGATACAACTACTACAAGGTAGCTATCGATGCTGGCATTCTGACTCCAGAAGAAGTAAGAACGAAAGAAGGACTAGATGTCTGAAATGATTACACGCGAGTTTCAGGCTCGATTAGTTGAGACCGAGGAAAGAACCATTGTTGGTCTTGCAGTTCCTTACGGTCAGGAGATCGAGCTAACCGGAAACACCAAAGAGCGTTTCGAGCCAGGAGCAATTGATGGCGTTGAAGACGTAAAGCTGTTTTATGGCCACGAAGAGCCAATCGGTAAAGTTATCGAAGGCCGCGACACTCCAGAAGGGTATGAGATTGTTGCTCGAATCTCGGACACTCCTCGAGGCAACGAAGTTTACACATTACTTCAGGACGATGTTCTGAATCGCTTTTCGGTTGGTTTCTTTCCGGTTGTAGATCGTAAAGAAGGCCAAACGATTGTTAGGGAGCTAGTAGATCTCAAAGAGGTTTCAGTAGTTCCGTTCCCTGCCTTTGAAGGCGCAAAAATAACCGAAGTCCGCAGCGAAGCTGAGCTAGCTGATGAGACTCCTATCGAAACAGAAAGTGAAACAATGTCAGAAAACATTGAACTTGACGTTCGCTCCGTTCAGGATGAGGTTGCAGAACTGCGCCGAGTCATTGAATCAGGCAAAGCAGTCGAGACCGCAACACCAGCAACACACAAGTTCCGCTCTCAGGGTCAGTTTGCTAAGGCTCTTCTAGACGGAGACGAAGACGCAAAGGCTCTAGCCCGCGCTGCTTCAACTTCAGCAGACACAGTAGCCCTTCCAGGCTTCTTGGGATACATTGATAACCTAATCAACACCAACCGCCCAACACTATCAGCATTCTCTCGCGCAGCTCTTCCAGCAGCCGGTCTAACCGTTGAGTATGCTCAGGTATCTGCAAACACTCTTACAGTTGGCGTTCAGAACCCTGAGAATGAAGAACTTGCCTTTGGAAACCTAACCATTGATTCAGTATCAGCTAACGTAATTACCTACGGTGGATACACTTCAATGAGCCGTCAGACCATTGAGCGTTCATCCGTAAACTACCTAGACACCGCACTTCGCGCTCTATCTATTGCTTACGCGAACACAACCAACAACGCAGTAGTAGACCTAGTTGAGGCTCAGAACTACGCAGGTAAAACCTTCGATGTTTCAGCACTAACAAGCGAAGCGCTTATCGGTGGAATCGCAGATGCATCAGCGTTTATCTTTACAGAGACCGGACTTCGCCCAGAGGCGATCATGGTTGGAACTGGCGCCTACAAGAAGCTTCTACAAGCAGCAGGTGAAGATGGCCGCCCAATCGTCGTAGTAGATGGCCCAGGAGTTAACAACATTGGATCAGCTAATATCCCAGGTCTAGCCGGGCAGATATTCGGTTTGCCAATTATTGTAGACCCAGCATTCGGAGCCAACCTAGGCTACATGGCTAACAGCGCGGCAATTCAGACTCTCGAGTCTCCAGGTGCACCGGTTAGACTTTCTTCAGGTGACATTACAACCTTGACCGACTCAATCAGCGTTTATGGCTACATGGCGATTACCATCCCATTCGCAGACGCTTTGGTCAAACTAGACATCGTTTAGTAGGAATCTAAAATGGCAGTGACGTTGGCAGAGTTTCAGGCGTATGTGGGAACAGAGGAAACAACCTTCCCTCAGGAATGCCTGACTGCTGGACACGCCTTGGTAACCCGATACATCGGAACCAAGACCGTGCCGGTGTCAGTTCACGATCAAGCGACTCTAATCGCTTCGTCTGAACTCTTCCACCGTCGCTCCGCTCCTAACGGAGTGGCTCAGTTTGCCAGCTTTGATGGAGCACCCATCAGAGTTGCTAAAGACCCATTGAATGCTGTTTACCCTTTACTGATGCCTTACACGGGCTATGCAGTATGAGCGAAATCAATGCAGCTAAGGTCGAGTTCAAGCTCGAACTAGTTGATGCAGGTTTGAACGTCCTGGAGTATATTCCAGAGCGCATCACACCGCCCATTGTTCTTCTAAACGCAGCTCAGCCTTATCTTCAGACTGCACAGTTTGGAGAATGGAGCTTAGGCATCGAGTTAGTATTGGTAGCTTCTACCGCGACTAACAAGAAAGCAACCGAGAATCTAGATCAGCTAATAGAAGACACTTTGAACGCCATTGAGCCTTTGACTTATGTTCGAATTACTTCTGTAAATCAGCCTTACAACCTACAGACCAACAATGCTGAGTTCTTATCGGCAAACATTTATTGCCAGCTCAACTTAACAATTTAGAAAGGTAGCCATGCCGGCTTCAACTAGAATCAAAGCACAAAACATCCTTTTCAAGTTTGGCGCAACCGAATACGCTTGCGACGCTAACTTGGTTCAGCTAACTCTCGATGACGCTCCTGGCGACGTCCAGACCTTCTGTGAGGTTCGCGTCGGTGGCCAATGGTCACTACAGCTAGACGGAATCGTATCCGGAGACGCTGCAAGCCTTTACCGTGTTCTTTGGGATAACTTCGGTTCAACCGCTCAGTTTACCATCGCGCCTAATGGAAACGCTAGCCCGTCCTCAAGCCAGCCTCACTACAAGGGAACTGTCACCTTTGACCAGATTCCTCCACTAGCTTTGGTTAGCAACGAGACCGCAGTATTCAGCGTAACCTTGACCGTGGTAAACACTCCTCACACCCCAGCTTCAGACATCTTCTACGGTGTCGAAGTAGACGCAACCGCTTAGTTATGGCTGATCCTGCTGGCATCAAAGTAGCAGGGCTCAAACAGGCTATAAAGGCTCTCCAGGCTATCGGAGTTCCAACTGCTGAGATAAAGGCAGCTGGCTCCGAAGCCGGAGAGTTGGTTGCAGGTCAGGCCCGAGCTCTAGCCCCGGTTAGAACTGGAGCCCTACGCAACAGCATCAGGGTTTCTAAGTCCTTGAACCGGGTATCGGTGTCTGCAGGTAATAACAAATCGGTTCCCTACGCTAACCCTATTCATTGGGGTTGGTTCAAGCGCAACATAAAGCCACAGCCATTCTTCGTAAAGGCTTTAGGCATTACGCGCGATGAGGTTTACCAGAACTACTACAGAAGTTTAGATAAACTAATAGCAAGCAAATCCACGAAAGGAATACCCACAGAATGAGTAGCTTTGACTTTGAAAGCCTGACTCTCGAGGAAGTTGAAATCATCGAGAACCTAACAGGTGAAAGCATCGACAACGCCTTTGGCAACGGAAAGCCTAAAGGCAAGGCACTAAAGAGCTTTATCTGGGTCGTAATGAAAAGGGATAACCCCAAGTTCACGATCGAGGAAGCAAGCAAGTTCACACTTAGCCAGGCATTAGCTTTGGTCGAGGGTGATGAAGCAAAAAAAGAATAAGGAAGCACGCAGCTCAAAGAATGGCTAGGTTTTGCCAGGCGTTCAACATTAGCCCTTCAGAGTATAAAGCTCTGACAATGACAGAGTTCGCAGCCTTCCTAACAGTTTTGGAAGATGGTATTGACCGATGAGCTTAGTCCTCAATGTTGAAATCCTTGGTGAGTTCAAAAAGCTAACGGCTGCTACACAAGGAGCTAACAAGCAACTCCAAGGTATGCAGGGAGCTGCAAAGAAGATTAGCTCTGGCATTGGCAAAGCTTTTGCAACCATCGGTGTTGGTTTATCCTTTGCATTTATAGCTAGGGAGCTTGAGCAAGCATCCAAGGCTGCTGTTGAAGATACTAAAAGCCAGGGCCTCTTAGCAACAGCGCTAAAGAATACAACCGGGGCAAACAACGCTCAGATTAGCTCGGTTGAAAAGGCTATCTCTAAGATGTCGATTCAGGCAGCCGTAGCCGATGACACTCTAAGACCAGCCTTCGCACAATTAGCTCGCGCAACTGGAGATGTCGAGAAATCCACAAAGCTAATGAGCTTGGCCCTCGATGTCTCAGCTGGAACCGGTAAGAGCCTGGATGTTGTTGTAAAGGCACTATCCCGAGCCGTTGGGCCGGATGGAACTACAGGAGCTCTTGAAAGATTAGCTCCGGCCATCAAGGGAGCCAGCGATCCACTAGCCGAGCTCGAGCGCCTATTTGCAGGAAGCGCTGAAAAGGCAGCCAACCTAGATCCTTACCAAAGACTAAACGTGGCATTAGGTGAAATCTCTGAATCACTTGGAACCCTTGTGGTTCCCTTGGTGGAAGCTTTTGCAGTTGCAATAGTAGATATACTTCCAAAAGTTCAAAACTTCTTTG